CTAAGTAATTGTCCAAATTTCATATTAATAAATATATCAATCAATTAGTTTTCCTAATTGTTCTTCAATAATACCTAAAGAACGTCTACCTTTTTCCAAATCAATTTCATCAACACCATAAACATTATCTCTTTCTAATAATATATTCATATTCTTTTTAACAGATTCAGGTGTGATTGCAGTTTCACCTTCAGCCGGTGGAAGTTCACCTCCTGCCGGTGGAGCTCCACCTAAATCAGCCCCTAATCCACCACCTTCAGCCGGTGGAGATGTTGTTCCTGATGATGGACCATTACCATAAAGTTTATCAATATTATCGAATAATCCGGTATGTGTTATAACATTAGGTGTTGCTTCAATTTCAGCGGCAACCGCTTTCTCAACTCTTTGTTGTTGTAAATCAAGTTTAATATCTTCATCAGAAAAACCAAGAATGTGTTTCTTAGCCCATGTTTGTGATGTTGGAGCGATACCTTCAACCTTTGTTACAGCGTCTTTGTACAACAACATTTTTTCTTTCCAAACATCTATTGTTAGTAAGTCAGCTTGTTTAGATGGGTTAGTTAAACTCAATTGGAACGAGTTTAATTCGTCTTCAAAACCCAATAAAAATAAATGAACAATTGCAATTTTGTTAAGTTCTGCAACCATAGATTTTTGAATTCTATTGATTGTTCTTGCAAAACGAATATCTTGTAACGATAAATTTCTACCATCACCAACAACCTCTTCAAATCCCAAGAATGCTTTTGGTATTCTTAACGCTGTTAAAAGTTTCTTTTGAATGTATTCAATGTCGGCAATCTCCGATAAGTTTGTCGCTCCTGGCAAAGTCTCAATTGGGTTTGGTGATGCCGGGTCTCTAACAGGTACAAAGAAATCTTGGTCAACCGCCATTTGATTGAATCTCATATCTACGTTTCCTGTTTGTGGGTCAGTTACTTGGTCTTTTTTAAATTGTTGAGCAAATCTTTGAACGTATGGTTGAATATCTGCATCATCCATGTTACCAACAAATACCTTAAATACACGTCTTTCTGGTGCTCTTGATGTTCTATATACCAACATAGCATCTTCAGCAAGAATTAATTGTTTCCAAATTCTTCTTGCTTTTTCCAACATGGCGGTACCATATGGTAATTTTCTATCATCACCCAATAATCTAAAGTGAGCAACTTCCCAACTATTAAATTCCAAACTTTTGTTTTTCCAAGTAAATGTTAGGCTTTTGGCATCGCTACCCGAAGCAACCGCTCCACCCATACCTGAAGTTGCTTTACCTTTCATACCAACTTCAATACGTTCAATTTCAATGTTTGGTAATTGTAAACAACCAACAACACCTCTTTCAGGGTCCAACTTTAAAAACACGAAGTTGTCACCATATTTTGCGGTATTACGTGTCCACATTGGTAAGTTTGTGTTAATGTCCAAAGCGTTATTAAATAAATCTCCCAATACAGCCTTAATTCTTGGAGAATCGGAGTATATTTGTAACATGTATCCATTCTCATCAACTGTTGTTGATTCTTCAGCGTATGTATCTAATGCTGCAGAAATTTCAGGAGTATATTCCATTGACTCATAATCATAATACGATGCCAATCTAGTTGGTTGATAATAAACCGCTTGTGAATATAAATTATTTTCAATTTTAGCCCATTGGCTTGTAATATAATATGTTTGTCTGGCTTGGAGTTTTTGTTTTTCATACTCATCCTTGTCAGTAGTTCTTAATAGTTCTTTTTTATCAAACTTATAAGTAGGTATGTCTTGACCCAACAATGAATTTGGTCCAAGTTCTTGGGACAATCGTTGCCATATTGTCAAGTTTTTTTCTTCCATAGTAAAAAGTTAATATATATGTATTTTTTATCAACGCTTATATCCGCCGAACACCCATAAATAGTCTTGATAATCCTTTTGTGTTGGTTGATTTTGATATGCAATATTTGTTTTATATTGTGTATTTGGCATTGCCGGGTTAAAGTATTGTTCTTTTGGTGGGTCATAAGAAGTAACCTGCCAAGATTCCAACATTGTTTTTGCCTGTTGTGTGACCTTTGTAAGTTGTGAAAAAGATGAATCAGATACATAAACAGCCATAGCCAAAGACATAATTAAATCATCATGTTGTCCTTTCATGTGGTCAGGTCTTCCATTAATATAAACAAATGTATTCATTTCATTCAATAATCTTGATGAATGAACTTTTAATCCGTGTCTTAATCCTTCCTCAAGAGCAGCAATAATTTGAACTCTTTTATTGTTAAAGTTAATACCAGGAATTTTTTCAGCCGCCTTTGGGTCATATTTCCATTTGTTACCAAAATCTACACCATCAACATACAAATCTTTATATCCTAATTCTTGGAGTTTTCTTGCGGTAGCAACTCCCATACCACCCGTGATATCCACAACAATGAAACAGTTGTACATGTTACCCCATTTGTAAGCAATTTCTGCCAATACATCAGGAGGAAGTTTTCCAATATACTCAGCAACTTGGTCTCTTTCGTCAAAATCATAAATTTGGAATGTTGAATAATCTTCAGAGTCCCCACGAGAAACGTCCACACCCATAATGTATCTGTGACCCATTTCAGGTTCTTTCCATATCCAAAGTCCACCACCCATCATTTTATTGATAGGTTCTTTAATCATATTATCTGTGATATTTTTAATTAAGTTAGAATCAAATACGTTATCACCTGAACCCAAAAAATTACATTCCAATTCCTGTGAAACTTTACGCTTATCATACTTAAGTTTTTTAACCATCGCCTCAAACCAAGAGGAACATGGTTTATAACCTAAATCAAAATAGGCTTTTAACTCATCATAATTTCTTTCATAAGGGTCACGACCTGAAAAATCAACAACACTATCGGCGGTATATTCTTCACGGTTTAACAGATAATGAATAATTTCATTTGTTTTAACCAAATATAAATCTTTTGTATAACGAGGGTCACGATACCAATACATTTCTGTAATTTTGAAATCGTTCATTCCACGATTGGCTTGTTCGTAGATTTCATAGTAAATTGGGTCATATCCGTTTGGTGTTGATACAACAACAACTTTACCACCCGTAGACAACGAAGCCATACAGGCAGCCCAGAAATCACCATCCGCCTCAATATACGCAGCTTCATCAAATATCAACATAGTGGGGCTATAACCACGAAGTGCATCTTTTGATGTCGCAACGGCTTTAACTTCACAACCGTTTGTTAATTTAAAATGTCTTGCCGCGTTTTTATCTGGTGAAAAACTTACACCAACCCAAGCAGGCCATTGTTCAGTAAATCCACGTATTTTGTTTGCCATTTCCACGGCAGTGTCCAATTTGTTCGCAATAATCAAAACCTTTTCAGGTCTTTGTTTTGATGCAAATACAAGTCTTTTACTTGCCCAAGCCGCAGTCACGGTAGATACACCCGCCTGACGGTATTTTAATGCAATGTTTTCGTTATAGGATTCATAATCCTCAACCAAATTAACTTGGTCAGGAAATAACTCTAATGGGACGTATCTTGACTGAGTATTATCATAAGTCTGAAGATACGTCTTAAGAGCGTATGGTGTATTTTTTATACACCTTGAATATTCTAATAGTAATTGTTCTCTGGTTAAACCCATAAAAGGTTAGTGTTAGGACCTGTCAATACCTAAACTACCTAAGAAATCATCTAAATCACTCAAATCATCATCGTCAGGACCCATAGTGTCACCATCTTCATCAGTATCATAGTCTTCGTCATCATCACTATGTACTTCATTCAAATGAGCTACAATTTCCTTAACCATTCTGTCCAAGATTGATGTTGCTTTTGCATCACCTCTTAAAATCATTTTTGCTAATTTGAAAAACTCATCAGCCGAAAGTGCTGAAAATCTTGCAAAGAGGTAGTTTTGTATGAATTTTTTATCTTCTTCAAATAATTCTTCAGGATATGCTGCTAAGAATTTTTCCCACAATATTGGACCAATTCTTAAATCCCAAATTTCATTTGATAAGCTGTCAGTTGATGCCATGACCATTTCGGCTTGTTTTGGGTCATCAGGAAGTCCTTGAGTACCCAAGATTTCCATTGTACCTTTAATTAACTCGTGAATTAATATAGGAAAAAATACACCTGTCGCTTTAACTGTTGGGGGGTCAGTTTGAATATCTACTTCTTCTTTACCACCAACACCACCTTGACTCATCATCATGTCCATCATTTCGTCAGGTAATACCCAATACAATAAATCATTTACAGACATAACAACACCGTACAAATTCAATAAGTCGGGGTCAACTCTATCTAATTCATCTCTAACTAATTCAAACATGTAATGTCCTTTTTTAGACGAACCTTGAATTAATGCGTTAATAAATCTTCTTTTTGCCTTTTCAATATCAAATCTTTCAAATGCTGAAATAAAATCTTCAAGGTCTTCTTCTTTTTCTTGGAAATTCTGTTCAACTTCTTCGTCTTCAGGTTCTTCACCTTGTTTTTG